TTATATCATTTACATCTACAGGGTCAGGACATACAATTGCTCTTATTAATCCACCATTGTTATTAACTCGTGGATATAAAGTTGGATTTGCTGTATCTGATACATCCTTAACTCAGGTTATATCTGGAAAGAGAAGACAAGTATTTGATTTTGAGTTATTCAGAGATACAAACTTTACAAATCCATATTTTAACAACGATGAAGATGAAGGATTCCAAGTCGTTGGTGTAGGAACAGTTGGCGTATCAACAACTGCAAGAGTTGACCTCTCCGTCACATCAAACACTCCAGAGGATTTATTCTATAAATTAACACCTGTTAACTTGGGTATCAATGCTCCATTTAAGAGAAATCCAATTATTGATACTGACGTTATTAATTATTCAAGTTTAAAAATATCAGATAGTGGTTACAACGGTGATTTTGTAATTACAGGGATTGGAAGCACCACGTTCTCATTTGTATTACCATTTCAACCAGAGAAAGATGGTTATACAAAAAATGAAGCAACAGTTTTAAAGTATGATACATCATCAACAACCGCCTCTGGTTCAATTAATGGAATTAGAATTAAATCAAAAGGTAGAAATTATAAAACGATACCTGTTGTTACTTCAATTGGATCTACGAACGGAGTTGGTGCTGTTGTTCGTCTTAATAGTAATGAGACTGGTAAATTAAGAAGATATACAATTAAAAATCTTGGATTTGATTATTCAGCAGACAAAACAATTCAACCTTCTGTACAATTACCACAAATACTAAGATTAGATCGACTATCAAAGATATCAAATATTGGAATTAGTTCTGGTGGTAAAAATTATATAGAACCACCTACTATTGTTATAATTGATCGTGTAACTGGTTTAGTTAAAGATGAGGTTATAACTGAAACTGAATTACAAGGAACATCTGTATCTAAAGTTAAGCTTCTAAGAAATACAAATTCCTTATATGATACAAACCCAAGGATTATTGCAACAAATAACAATAATGGTATTAAGGTTAAAAATTTATCATATACGAGTGGAACTAACTTAGTAACTTTAACTCTTGAAGGTTCATATGATTCAACAACATATCCATTCACATTAGGTGAAAAATTATACGTTGAGAATATTGGTATTGGATCAACTGGTAGTGGTTATAATTCAGCAGATTATAATTATGAACCGTTTGTAATTACTGGTGTGAATACAAATCCAGGCGGAGGAAATGCAACTGTATCATACAATTTAGATCGATCCGTTACAAGCCCAGGCATCTTTAGTGGCCCATCATCATCTGGACAGGCGATACCTTTTATTAATATATCTCAATTTAATATCGAAGTTGATGTTAATCAATTTAGTGTTGGTGAAACTGTAAGCACAGGTGATAAAGTTGGAACTGTTGTTGCATGGAATGAAAATAATAAGTACCTTAAAGTTCTCTCAAACGATACTTTTAATGTAAATGAGTCAATTAGTGGACAATCATCTAAATCAATTGCACTAATTGAGCAAACCACTAAATTTGATTCAGTATTTAATATTGATTCTAACTCTGAATTTAGAAGCGGTTTCCGTAAAGAAACTGGAAAATTGAATACCGAGTTACAAAAACTGGCGGATAATGACTACTATCAGACATTCTCATATTCATTACAGAGTCCAATTGATTATGATACTTGGAAAGATCCAGTTAATAGTCTTGGACATGTTATTGGATTTAGAAACTTTGCAGATGTAAGTATTGTTTCAACTGCATCAACTGATGATAAGAATCGTAATAATGCATCTGTTGGTGTTAGCTCTGCTGTTGCTGTGGTTGTTGCTGATTTAGTAAGTGAGAATGAATCTCTTCATAATTCATATGACTTTGATTTAGTTACAGAAAATTCTAAAAATATCTCTGGATTCTTTGCGTCTGATGAAATTAATTTTAGAAATAAAATTCTAACAGACTACATTGAATCAAGAACAAACAGAGCAATCTCAATTGATAGTGTGAGTTCTCAGTTTAATGATTTACCTCGTGCTACTGCATTCTCTGATGTCTTTGACTTTAATATTAATGAAGTTGATGCAGCTAAGTTTTATGTCTTACTTTTTGATACCAGATTTTCAGGTGAAAAAGAAATAATTCAGGTTAATCTTGTTCATGATGGTTCGATTGGTTACATGATGAAGTTTGGTCGTGTTGAAACAGTAATTGATCTTGGTGATTTTGATTTTGCAATTGATGGAGTAATTGGAAACTTAAGATTTGCTCCTGCTAAATCTAAATTTAATAACTATTCATTGAGAATTTTTGCACAAGAGGTATTTAAGGATACAAAACTAGCAGAGGGTGATATTGGAAGTTCAATATCTGTTGGAACTGGAGTTAGTGTCATATCCAGTTCTGCTGGTATTGGTTCTACAGATCCATCTCCTGTTCAAGTTGTAGGATTCGGTTCAACAGAATTTACAACCACAAAATTACTTGTATTAACAAATGAACTTGAAGGACAACAAAGAAGTCAAATAAACGAGTTAGTTGTATTGAATGATAGTGAAGAAGTGTATCTCATGGATTATGCACAGATGATAAATGAGAACATATCTGGAACTAACTCTCCAAGCATAGGACTCGGAACTTTTGGTGCAGATGTAAGGTCAGGTATCACAAGTGTCTACTTCACGCCTGCGGCTGGAATTGGTGTCACAATGAGAATTCATCAGACATCTATTGGTTCAACTGCAACTGGTATTGGAAGTACAAGCATATCATTAACAGAAATATTAACTACAACAACTGATATCGCATCAACAGGAACTCCACAACCAACAAGAATTAGTGGAATCAACTCTAATACCTACACTGCCTTTGATGCCTTAATTGAAATACATGATACAACAAATGACAAATATGCTGTCACTCAGGTAACTGCAATACATGATGGTACTACTCCTTACTTCACAGAGTTTGGATATATGGATAATTTCTCCATTAATTCTAATACTTTCACTGGTATTGGAACTGTTGGTGTTGGATATTCATCTACTTCTGATGGTGATATTGAACTTCGTTTAACTCCTCCAGCAAATACAGCAGTTACAACTAAAGTATTCCAGTATAACTTTACAGAAACTGGAACAGGTGGAGTTGGTTTTGTTACATTTACTGATTCAAGATTAAAGTCTGTGGAAGGTGCATATACTGGAACTGAGAATGATATTAAGTTCTCATTCCCTCTAAAACATGCAGGCGACTCAATATTCCATAAAACATTTAATTCTGAGGATCCAGCTGTTGTTGATGTAACAAATAACACATTTATAATTAATAATCATTTCTTCCAGACTGGTGAAGAATTAACATACACACCAACTGGTGCTGGTACAACAATGAGTATTGGTATTGCTCAAACTGGTGGTACGGTTGTTGGATTTGGAACCACCACTAAATTACCATCAACAGTCTATGCTGTTAAGATTGCAGAGAATAAATTCAAAGTTTGTGGAACTGCTACTGCTGCACTTCTACCAGTCCCATCTGTTCTTGATATCAATGCTGTTGGAGTTGGAACAACTCATTCATTTACTGCAAAAAATCTTAATTCAAAGGCTTTGATAGCTCTTGATAATAATATTCAAAGTCCAGTTATTCAGTCTCCTATAAATGTCAAATTGTCATTTGATGCTCAATCAGAAACAGACTTTATTACATTAACTGGTATATCGTCATTTTTCTCAGGTGACATCATTAAAGTGAATGATGAATTTATGAAGATTGATACAGTTGGTATTGGATCTACTAATCAATTACTTGTAAGAAGAGGAAGACTTAATTCTGCAATTGCAAATCATAGTGCTGGTGATACTGTTACTAAGTTCTTAGGTAACTATCAATTTGTTGAAGATACAATCAACTTTACAGATGCACCTAAAGGTCAGAAAGGCCCTGCTGGTTTAACAACCACATCCACGTTTACTGGTCGAGTATTTACTCGAACTGGAATTCCTGGCGGAACTCAAGAAACTTATACAGACAACTATGTATTTGATACTGTGGAAGAACAGTTTACAGGAATTGCAACTAACTTTATTCTAAAGTCTCAAGGTCAAAATGTAACTGGATTTTCTACAAATACAGGTGTTATTTTATTGAACGAGATATTCCAAAATCCAAATGATGATTATAACATTGTTGAAACTGCTGGTATTACCTCTGTAAGTTTTACAGGTGTTGGAGTAACAAATAATTATGATGTAAACGTATCATCAGTCCCTAGAGGTGGTATTATTGTTTCACTTGGCGAGACTGCAAACTTTGGTTATCAACCCTTAGTTTCTGCTGGTGGAACTGCAATCGTATCTGCTGCTGGAACTATTGAGTCTGTGTCAATTGGAAATAGTGGTTCTGGTTATCGAGTTGGAATGCAAACTAATATTCTTGTTAAAGCTCTTGGAAGTTCTGGTATTGTTACCATTGGTAAGGCAAATGTATCTGCTGGTTTAGTTACATCAGTAACTATCACAAGTGGTGGATCTGGATTTAGTTCTGCAACTCCTCCAACTCTTGAATTTGAATCACCAATTAATTATGAAAATATGAGATTGATTGGTAGTTCAACTGGTATTGGTGCATCCGTATCTCTTCGTGTTGGTGCTGCAACAAGTGTAATTAGTTTTCAAATTACAAACTTTGGATATAATTATAAGATTGATGATGTTCTTACAATAGAAACAGGTGGTCAAGCTGGTATTCTAACTGATGCATCTGCTGGATCTTCATTTAAAACTTTCCAATTGACTGTTCTTGATACATTTAACGATAGTTTTGCTGGATTTACATTTGGTCAATTAGAAAAATTAAATAGTTTTGAAAATCTATTTGATGGAGTCAGAACATCATTCCCAATAACTAAAACAATTGGTGCAACAGAATCACCAATAACTATAAGATCTGCGAAAGGATCTCCAATTAAAGTTGAAGATAACTGTTTAATATTCTTAAATGATATTCTTCAAGTTCCATTTGAGAGTTATGTGTTCAATGGCGGTTCTCAAATTACATTTTCAGAACCACCAAAATCAGATGATAAATTAAGAATATACTATTATCGTGCATCTGATGATGATGTGGTTGAAGTTGATATATTAGAAACAGTTAAGACTGGTGATAGGTTAACAATCAATAAGTATCCTGATATTGGTTTAGACGATTCATTCCAACAAGAACCAAGAACAGTTACTGGTATCACAACATCTGATACAGTAACCACAAATACCTATATTGATGTTGGAATCACAACTGTTAGAACACTTCAAAGACCAGTTACTTGGAAGAAACAGATTCAAGATGTATTTGTAAATAATATTGGAATTGGTAAAGATAGAATTGAATTAGAGCCTGGTATTAGACCAACTGCATATTTAATTAAAAATGTGTCTGCTGCTTCAACCGATGTGTTTGTAGATACAGCAGTTCCATTGTTTAATGAAGTTGATGATATTGATGAAGTTAAACAAAAAGTTTTAATTCTTGATCGCACATCTAAAACTGGAGTCGCTGCAACAGCAGTTGTCTCTGCTGGTGGTTCAATAACCAGTGTTGTGATATCTGATGGTGGATCAGGATTTACTGTTGCACCAAAAGTTTCAATTGGTGTGACTGCTGGAATTGGAACAATTCATGCTGGAATTGGAACAACATCTGGAAATGCCACTGCGAACGCAACTGTGTCAGCTGCTGGAACGATATCCTCAGTCACAGTTTCATATGCTGGATTTGGATATACACATACAAATCCACCATTAGTTATGATTGAACCAGAAAATGTGACTCAAGATACTTTAAGCAGTATTAAATATGAAGGTGATTTTGGACACATAGTTGGAATTGGAACATCAACTGTTGCTGGAATCGGAACTGCGATGCAGTTTGATTTGTTTATTCCAAAAGATTCTGTTCTCCGTGACACATCGGTGGTTGCAACTGCAAAAACTGTAAGTGGTATTGCATCTGGATATTACTTTACTGTATTTGATAGTAATGTGGGAGGTGGTTTAACATCATATGATAATCCGATTGGAATTACAACAGTTGGAATTGGAACTTCCTTCCTAGATAATATATACAAGGTGCATAGTGCTAAAACTATACAAGGGCCTGCTCTTGGTATTGGTGCAACTGCTTTGAGGAGAGTAACTGTAAGTGTTAGTTCGACTGAGGGTATTGGTATTGGGAGTGGTTCATTTGGTAAATTCTCATGGGGTCGTTTGCACGACTTTATTAAGAAAGATACCAGTGAATTCACCGCAATCACTGATGATGGTATTACAGGAATCAAAACTGGCCCTGTGATCATTAGAACTAGGGATTTAAAAGAGTCCTTTAGTTAATATAAATAAAAACAAAAAGTCATTGATAAAATGTCAGCAATTATAACTGATCAACTGCGAATATTAAACTCTGAG